CTGATAAAAACTCTTGAAAGTTGTCTAATGCATCTTGAGGTTCTTGATCTCTCGATTCAGGATGAGTCTTAAAAAAGTCGCCTATAATTTCATCATCTATTAAACTCTTTCCTGTCTTTGGGTTAGAGTAGTACTTTATAATGTAATTAGCAATTGATTCTTCTTGATTACTTTCTTGTACACCGTCTACAATTACTAACCCTATATTTTCATATGGTATTTCATGCTCGCCGCCGTCTTGATCAACAGCGAATACTGAGTCATCATGCCACATTGCAGCATTATCGTCATTATTAGAATCAGGGTTGTAAATGATATATTCCCTTCCGTTACCGGTTTGGATACGTGCATCGTCTGCATCACCTAATCTCTTTAGTAATTTTTCTTTAGTGTAGTTTTCTTTTAGTTCAGCTTTTTTCATACCATTAAAGGTATCTACTTCATTACCTTTCTTAGGCTCAACCATTTTATCATGCTTATCCACTTTTGCTGATTCCCCAGCTATAATATTAAGATAGTGCATTGCATCTTTAGCTAAGTTCTTACTAGCTTTATCGTGTGCTTTCTGTCTATCTTCTGCGGATACGCTTCCTGCTGAGTCAATGCCGGTTTGCTCTAACTCATAGTCAATACCTCTATTTAAAGCATCTTCTGTGTAAGTAAGTGAAGGATTATCATATTCAGGAGACTTTACCTCTACTAGAATACCTTTAGATTTCAATATTGATACTGAATCTGGGAATCCATTATATGGAGATATGAATTGAGATAGTTCTCTTTTAGCATCTCTTAAAAATTGTGTCTTTGAGAAGTTTCCTTCTAAGACTGCGTTATATTTCTCTTGTATCGTTCTCATCTAAGTAATCAAACATTTTAGTGTTATACGGTCTTTTTTTTGTCTTCACTACCTTGTAACCTAACTTCTCAGATTGCTTTGTAGCATTGTTTTTCTTTTTATTCTTACTAAACGCAAATGGAGTTAGGTATCCTCCTACTCCTGCTGTTGTGCTTAGCTCTTCAATTACCTCTCTAACTGCTTTAACTACTATACTTTTTTTCATAGTGAACGCATTTCGTTGACTAAATCGTAGTATTGCATCAGGTTAATAAGGTGGTTGTCTGTTATCTTCTCTGTCTTTTTTGCAGGTTTAATAGTCTTTACTACTTCTTGTAGTTTAATTCTTACTACTTCATCTTTTACGTTAACTGATAATTCTTCTACTTGTGATTTAATTTTGAGTATTTCTTCGTTAACTATGTTTCTTAATCTAGTAGTCGAGTTTACTGATGTTATAAATTCTTTAAGTATGTTCTTTTGTTCTGGTAAAAGATTTTTATAGTTGTTGTTAAATTTTTCAAGTAGTATCTTGTACGTAAGTAAACGTAAGTCTTTCTCGTATTTTGAATATTCCTCTATTAAAGTATCTTTAACTGCTTCTTTCGCCATCTTAGAAGATGTAAGGTGTTCAATAATTGTGAGCTTGTTATTAACTAAGAAGTCTGGGTTAACTAAAGTGCTTGTGTTCTGTGCTTCTAATAGGCAGTACATTGCAGCTAAAGGTTTATAATCTCTAACCTGTATACCGAAAAATTCTTCTACACTGTAGCTCTCTTTAATTAATGAAATTAACCTATACTTTTCTTCTTTAAGTTTTTTCTGATTTAATTTTCTCGATATCTCTGTAATTGTTGATATTACTGTTTCAGCTTTAACTTCAGAAAGATTTCTGTTTTTGAGTATATACTCGTATAGTTTTAATTCCTTTCCAATCATACTGTTACCGGTAAAGAATTCTTTTAAGATTTCTAAAGCTGGTGAGTTATGTTTAGATAACGTATCTGCTGCAATTTGTTTTACAAGCAGTTCGTAAATCAAACCTGTATTTCTAAACTTTGAATGTTTTATTTTCATAATATACGGTTGCTATATATAAATATGGTCTAGTTATCTAAATCCTTAAGTTGATTTTCGTCTAATAAAGTAGACTCGTTCTTATCTTTCTTTTCATATATCATTTCTTTCTGAAAAGAGTCTTTAATTTGGTGAAATACTGTTTGTGCTTTGGTATTATCAATTTCCATTATATTTTCGTTGTCTGATGGAAATCCTCCTTGCATACCCTGCACTCCTAGTCTGTCTCTACCTCCTAATGGATCAGCATTTGTACCGTATACAGACATCTTTTCTCTCGGTCTTCCACCTTCAGGACCTACTTCGTTATAGCCTGATGGTACGTTAGATGTCTTTTCAGTAGCTGTTGCTCTTCTACCGTACATAGATGCTAAATCGTGAGGTGTACCGTATGATCTACCTGAGCTAGCTGGATCATTACCTTCTGCTTCAAGTTGTGCTAATCTAAATACTCTTTTAGCATCCTCTCTTACTAACTCTCTCATCTCCATATATTGATCTTCAGAGAGATTAAATATATTGTCGTATATATAGTCTGTGGCAAATAATTTAGAATCTTTCATTTGATTAGCTAAATCTATCTTCTCTTTCATAAGAGCAACTTTTTCTTGTTCAAATATGATAGACGGATTAGTTAACTTTATTTCAAAATTAGTAAGGTTTTCACCTGTAAATCCTTGAGTATATAAATGTACTAAAGCTATTTTAGTTAACTCTGATTCTAGTATTTTCTGTATCCTTTCTACTGTTCTAGCAAATCTAATATCCTCTGCTGCTAAAGTAGCTTTACCTTGTAAGTCTCCTTCATATCCGAAATATGCTTTAGGAATCTTTAGAGCTGCAAACATTTTAGATTGTAGGTACTGTATGTCATTAGTGCCGTCGTATTCTAAGCCTTTAGTTGTTTCTATTCTTGTAGAAGCATCTCCACCTCTTACAGGTATGTAGAAATCCTCCATCATATTCTGCATGTTGAACTTCAAGTTATATTGACCTGTTTTTTGATCAATATAAGGAGTCTTCTTCATAGTGTTAATAGTTTTTTGCATAAACTGATCAACTTCTGCTGGTGGTATTGAACCGACATTAACGAAAAATGTTCTTTTCTCTGGTGCTCTCATTATACGGTGTATCAGCATAGCGTCTTCCATTAGCGTCAACTGTTTGTATATTTTTCTAGCTGGTTCGATAAAAGATCTACCGTATGGTAAGTAGTTTGTATCAGATATTAATCTAAAATGAGCTACTTCGTAGTTATCTAAATGTACTACTTTAGAATTTTTTTTCTGATATAATGTGCTTGGATCTTGGCTACTTGCTAAACCGTCTGGGTCAATAGCGAAAGAGACTTTAGCAGGGTTTTCTGGGTCAAGTCCTTCGTTTCTGCTCATATTATAAACTGTATACGGTAGTACATTATATACTCCAAACTTCTCTGCAATCTCTAATTTTAAAAAGAAGTCTCCGTATTTACACATATTACGTGTCCATGACCATAGGTTAAATTCTATGTTTAGTACATCGTAAAACAAATTATAAAGTACTCTTTGTATATTTTCATCTGAGGATTTAATACTTAATACTTCACCTTGATCATTTTTTAATGTAGCTTCATCTGATAAAATGTCTAGAGCTGATGCTATAATTGGATCGGTATCCATTGCTTCATAATCCGAATACAACTGTATTCTCATTGTTTGGTAGTTAATATTTGGATTAAAAATATTTGCGTTACCGTATGAGTGTAGTCTGGTGAATCTATCTACTAGTGAATTAGTTTCGTAGTTTCCTGTAGTCTGAATTCGGTTAACATCCGCTACTTTAAGCTCTGTTCCTCCTATATTTCTGATTATAACATCAGAAGAGAATAATCTCTGTAGTCTAGTAAATAATGATTTATCGGCCATTAATGATCAGTTTTGTTTAATATATATTATAAATAGCATGTTTATAACAACCAAGATATATCTTCTTGTCCATACCCATTATCTACAATATACGGATTATTTTGCTGGTTTCCAACTGATTTCATTACAGCTTTGTTTTTGGCATTGAGGTTAGTAAAAGATGATAACTGTGCTCTAGCTAAGTCCATACCCTGTTGTCTTAACCTTAATGCTGTATCTCTAACGTATAGTGCTGTTGCACATGATATTATTAAATCATCGTTGTAGTTAATCTGTGCTTGAGGTTTTCCATTCTTCCATACGAATACTCTCATCTCACCTAGCAAACGCTTAGACTGTAGGGTAACACCTTTTTCTCTTATGTACTCTATTATCTTTGCTATTACTAGAGGTCTAGTTCTTACTGACATAGTAAAGCCTGGTACTAGTTTATCTCTTTCGTACTTCGACATATAAGACTCTACTGTTTCCATTTGGGATGTTGAACTGTAGTATAAGTTTTTATACTGTCTCTCTAGAATTTGTTCGATGGTAGCCCAACCAATGTTTGCGTTTTCTACTACTAAAAGTGCGTCGTTGTATTCTGATGCTATACCTACCAGTACGTTACCGTAATCTTTAGGTGATAACTTTCCTTTATACTCCCCTACCTGTACGCAATTTTCTATATCAAAGATATGAAATGCAGAATAATCTGCTGAGTCTCCTCTAGCAACGTCTGCTACGACCATATACGACTTAGTATAGTCTACTCCTTCCCATATCCATAAGTTACCGTCAACTCCTCTTTTTTCTAGTGGATCTTTAATATATGTTTGTTCATAGAACATCATATCATCTGGTTCAAACACTGTATCTCCAGATGCTAGGAAATCACAATCACATTCTTGACCCGCCATCCTTGGTCCTAAGTCTCTATCTTGTTGCTCTCTCCACTCTTTATTTCTTTCCGGATGTACAGTCCATGGTAGTCTTATAGGTAAAAATGAATTTTCTCCTGATTCAGCTTTATCCCAAGTTTGATGGAACCAATTACCAATCCCGTTAGGAGTTGACAGTGCCATACATTGCCCTCCGGTTGCTAAGGTCTGTTGTGCTGCTGTAAACGTTTCTTCAATGTTGTCAATAAAGGCTGCTTCATCGATAAGAAGAAGTGATACTGCCTCAGATCTTGCTGCATCGGCGTTAGAAGACTTAGCTGTGATTTTAGATCCATTTCTTAATCTTAAGGATAGTTTATTTTTTTCAACTGCTGGTAATTTTAACCATTTTGGAAGTTGGTCGTACATAAACATAGTTTTAGAAACTAAGTTACGTGCTGTCGCTTGAGTTGTTGCTAAAGCTAATACGTTCTTATCTTTATGGAATAACATTAACCATAGTGAGTAACCTGCAGCTAGAGTTGATATACCTAACTGTCTAGATTTTAAAGTAATAAGAAATTGATTGTCTCTAAATAAATGTAATACCTTACCTTGAAAAGGGTAAAGGTTAAATAAAATACGACCTCTAGTAGGATGCTGTATGTAACAGTATTTCCTCATGAAGTACTCCGGATCTTTAGCACACTTGATATACTCTTGTGCTATTATCTTTTTTATGTCTTTTGCCATAACTAAATAGGTTTATAGTCCGCCATAATATGTGATGGCGCTATTCCTCCTTGTTTATTTCTTATGTTAATAGTAATCTTATACTTACCTGTGGTAAATTTTACATTAACTCTTTTTGCTACTCCTCCTGTTCCTCCGTATTGAACGAATACTCCTGATGTTGGTTCTGCTGCTTTCTTTAAGTATGCATCGTCTATTAGGAAGAAATCAAATGTTCCTTTGTCTGATCCTTTAACCATGTAGTAGCCTGAGCCTATCCCTGTTTCCATTAATCTGTTTAATTTCTCTTTATCGGGAGTTTCATTTCTATGGTACTCTTGAAAATTTGTACCAGAGCCATCTTCTTCATATTCATTAAATACTCTACAAAACAATTCATTATCTATTCCTAACATTTCTAAAAGTGCAAGACCTCTAGGGTTACTTATTTTTCCACTTGCTATATCTGCATCAGAGAATACAACTAAATCCTCATCTCGTGATTTAGTCCCTGCATTGAAAAAAGTAAGGGTTTCATTATACTTTAAAGACAAGTAGATTGGTTTACTATCTTTATATATAATAAGATCAGCTAAAGTTTCTGCTATACTTTGGTCTCCTGGTGTTGTGAGTTCAGGACCTGTAGATAAAAAGATAAGACTTCGTTTTTGGTTTTGTCCACCTACTGCTTCAACTGTAAAATTATCGGTAGTTAAATCAAACTCTTTAATTATCTCTTCTACAAGGTTTTGGTGAGTAAATTCGTTTATTTCGTTTTTGTAATTATTTAAGTCGTCTACTACTTGAAATTCGAAAGCTACTCCTTTATTAGCAGTAGCGCCGCCTGCTAGGTTAAGATTTACCTCTCTACCATCAACTTTAAAAACAAAGGCATTAAATGATCGGCTTCGATTAGGGCTTTTTTTTGGAGGAAAAACGTTTACTTCTGCATCAGGGTAGGCAGTTTTAATGTACTCGATAAATTTAGTTGAATCAATTTTACCTTTATTTGCTACCCTATAGTCATCCCCCATTGTTTCTAAATCTCCGGAAGAAACGTCTAATATCTTCTGTCTTACTTCTCTTTCGAAAGCATTTTCT